GAAGTTTACCTTCCGGGTCTATATTAACACTACTGATTAATGGAATAATTAACCAACTCAATTTGCGATATTGTTATTTTCAATTGGTTCCGTCCGATATAACTGAAAAACATCCCTATCATATACTAGTTGAATCTATAGTGCAAGGAGACGACGTAATTTTATCTACGCATGATATGATTAAGCCGTATTTTACAGCTGAAGGCATAACTAGATGTATGCTAGAAAGAGGATACACAGTTACAGCGGATAAAAAAGATCAAGAAATCAGTTACGTACATATAACTGAAGCAACATTCCTTAAGAGAAGTTTTAATCTAGAAAACGATGAAGTACATGCTGCATTATCACTTGAAACTATCACCAATACACCCTTGTGGAGTAAGAAAGGCGATTATTATCATAAGATAACGCGCGACACTGTAAAATTTTATTTTAGAGAGTTAAGCTTGCACAAAAAAGAAATATTTGATACTTATGCACCCCTAATGCGAAAAGCCATTCGAAATGCAAAGATCAAAGATTTTGTTGGAGCTACCTGGGATCACCACAAGTGGAGGGAATCTGTTTATAACAGTGAGCCTTTTGTTGTGGAGTTCTAAGTAAGCCATGCCTGTACAGTCCTACAGGCTATAATAATGGTTAGGACACAACTTGTGATCATGATTTACGGCAGAAAGTTATTATCAAAGGAGGCTAAAAATGCTTTCTGAGCGCTTATCACATTAAACATCTAATTGGAAGAACCAATTTACTTCTCAGGATGGATGAATAATCCAGAGACCCTCCTCGGCGATTCAAGTCAGGGTGGACTTGTTTTGCTTAAATCAAATCACCAGCAGAACACACCAATCTTCCAGAGCAAATGTCAGCTCAAGAAAAAATGACAACCACCAACTTCGTCGTCCCTGACACAGAAGTTGTTTCCGCAGTCCCACCTGCCCCCAGTACTATATCTTCGTTGTATTTCGCAGCTAGTACAGACAAAGTTTCGGAGTCAATAGCTAAATTTCTTGGTAAACCTAAGAAGTTGGCTTCTGGTTCCTTTACTGGAAGTGATGTATCAACATCCTTCCCAACTTATTTATTACCTACAGATATGCTTAGGGATCCAATTTACTATGAAAAAGTGAAAGGGTATCTTGGCATTAGGGCCACTGTTGTCTTAACTTTACAAGTTAATGCAGAAAGATTTCAGCAAGGTAGGTATATGCTTTCTGCAATTCCTTGCGGCGGAGCAGGTGCGTCAACTAAATTGACAGAGAATACGAATCTCTTATCAGCTTCACTTGTACAGCGTACACAGATTCCTCACGTAGAGATAGATATCAATACAGAGAAGGCTTGTGTTCTTAGATTACCGTATGCTGCATATAACGACTACTACCCACTTCAACTTATTGATTATGCTAATGCTCAACCAGTTTGGTACAGTGTACGTATTTTTCCTTACAAATCTCTAGAGGCAGTAGTCGGTTCAATCGACGCCAAATACACTCTATGGGTACATTTGGAAGATGTCGAATTGATAGGACAAACCATTCCTTCTTCGTTAACTCAAGCTAATTTTACAAAGTCGAAGGTTAAAAAATCTAATACTGAAAAAGAAGCAGACAGTGCAGGAGTAGGACCCATTAGTGGAGCTGCAGCTAAAGTATCGCAAGCAGCTAATATACTATCAGTCATTCCTTATATAGGAATGTACGCAAGTACTGTGAGTTGGGCGGCTGATATAGTAGGATCAGTAGCATCTGTTTTTGGATTCTCTTCTCCTATAAATATGAGTGCCGTAACTAGAACATCTAGAAACGGTTTCGCTTATGCAACAAGTCTCGATAAAGTAGATCAGAGTATTCCTCTGGCAGCATCTATCAAGAATGAAGTAGTAGTTTTTCCCGGCACATCGTCAACAGATGAGGATGAAATGGCGATAGCCCATTTCGTTAGCAGACCTACTTGGCAAGCAACGATGCCCTGGTTGACTTCAGCTATACATGATCAATTGATTGCCAGATTAGAAGTAGGATTATTTCCTCTGGGGTCAGCTCATACTATCCCATTGCCTATATTGCAACAATGTTACACTCCTGCGCAATATCTTTCAACTAGATTTTCGAAGTGGAGAGGTACTGTATGTTTCAAGATTAAGTTTGTAAAAACTGAATTTCATACTGGTAGATTTGCAATTTGTTTTAACCCTTGTGCATTGAACTACAATTACAATTCTCCAGCTATATTAGCCGCAAATCAACCTTATGTTCACAGAGACATTATAGAT